TTATGAAGTCATACAAAGTATTACCCGAAACAGACAAACCGAAAGTTTTGTTTGTGCTTGACTCATTGGGTATGCTATTGACACCTACTGATGTTAATCAGTTTGAAGCAGGTGATATGAAAGGTGACATGGGTCGTAAGCCTAAAGCACTAACAGCACTTGTTCGTAACTGTGTTAATATGTTCGGTAGTCACAATGTTGGATTAGTCGCTACTAATCACACATACGCATCACAAGATATGTTTGACCCAGATGATAAAATATCAGGTGGTCAAGGTTTCGTTTATGCTTCAAGTATTGTTGTTGCTATGAAGAAATTGAAACTTAAAGAAGATGAAGATGGTAATAAGATTAGTGATGTTCGTGGTATTCGTGCCGCTTGCAAAATTATGAAAACTCGTTATGCGAAACCATTTGAGTCAGTTCAAGTTAAGATTCCTTATGAGACAGGTATGAGCCCTTACTCAGGTATGTTAGACATGATTGAGAAGGCTGAACTTGTTAAGAAAGAAGGTAACAGTTTAGTTTATACTACACTTGATGGTGAGATCATTAAGAAGTTTCGTAAAGCTTGGGAAGCAAATGCTGACGGTTGCTTAGACAAAGTAATGAGTGAGTATGGACAAAAGGCAACAACAAAGATAAGTAATGTAACACCGGAGGAGGATGTTACAGAATGAGTTTAGATTTTGTTGCTGAAGTATGGGATGCATTGCGTACTCATATAGATTTTAATGACCGCAGTGAAGCGGCCGATTCACTAGTCAATCTACTAATTGATAATAATTACGAAGCTGAAGATATCAAAGATGCCTTTAAGGGCGAGAAAGAAGTGCTAACTGCTCTTAAAGAGTATATGGCACAACAGGATACTGAAGAATCGTATGAAGATTATGATGAAGATGACGCAGACGAAGAATGGGATTAAATGAACTGGTATACAAGAATCACTCAAAATCTAGGGGTGATTCCCGATTTCATCGTACATTACGAAAACGAATTAATTTCGGCTAAACAAGAAGTAAAGATATACGGCAATGTTGAAAAGAACATTGCCGCTATCCCAGGCGTTACCGAACATCGTTTTAATCAACTACAAGAGATTGAAGCTGTATTGAATTATCTCAACATTCAATTACGGAAAATTCGCCGAAAACATTTTCAAAAATACCTAGAGGCGTATAATAGAGCATTGACAAGTCGTGATGCTGAAAAGTATGCTGAAGGTGAAGATGAAGTAATTGATATGGAAGTATTGATTAACGAAGTAGCACTATTACGCAATAGATGGCTTGGCATTATGAAGGGTCTCGAAGCCAAACAATGGCAGATGGGACACATCGTGCGACTACGCACTAGTGGTATGGAAGACATTACAATAGGATAAGCATGTCAGGAAATTACACAAACAATTGGCAAATAGGTGCCGCCGGCGCAATTGCCGGCTCTGGTTTAAATTTACAAGCCGCAAGTCAAAATACAATTTCATTAAGCAATTTAAATTCCGCTAGCGGTAGCATTGATTTTGATTGGAATCATCTAACTAACGGAATGAATTCTAATGTTAAGAAATATGAAGTATATGAAATCAGCCAAGACCTATTAGCATTAAGCGTATGCTGGTCACGATATCGTAAAGTTAGAAATGAACCTGGTATACACCCTACCATCACCAAGTTATTAGATAGTGAGTTGTTTCGATTAGTAACGGATGATGATATTGCCCACGCTAATACAATCCGCGATTACTATAGTAAGAAAATCATGGTATGGAAGCTTAAGAACATTAATCTTACTCATTACCGTGAAGATTTGAATACATTTATTCATAGTAACGGAAAAACATTCAAAGAGGCTATGTTGCCTTTAGCATATCGTTTGCCTGAGTTTTATGAATATGATGTTGAATTTGAAAAAATGTCATTTGATTATAACAAAGAAGTTAAACGACAGGAATCACAATTTGTAACAGAGCGTAAACAATTGAAATTTGTAACACAACTTTCAGTTAATACTAGACGGGCCAAACGCAAAGAATATTGGTTTAGTGATTCAGCTAATAATCTGGTAACTTTTAGTATTGAACCCAGTAACCCACTTATTTCAATGTTAGATATGACATTGAAGAATAATGATGTTACTATAGCAGGTAGATACAAAAAAACAATGCGTGATGACAATGAATACTTAAGAATTGAAAAATTTAACTTTGTCTGAGTAGCCAAAACTTGACAATAAATGGTCTTTACTGTATAATAGAATCTTAGACAGTTGAGAAAAGGAGTTGTTTATGGGTTATAAAGTTGTTGCTGACAAGTATCAAATGGACGAAATGCGTACCAAATATGGTCCTCGCCCGGGTCTAGAAGGTCCATTCAACTTCTCCGGTCGAGTGTTGTATTATGACAACAAAGAAGGCCAGTACTATGATCCTAGGTCCGACTTCTATGTTGAACAGGAAGAAATGAATCAAATTCATGCTAATTTGATAGCCAAAATTTGACAATAAATGGTGTTTCTGCTATAATAGAATCTTAGACAGTTAAGAAACGGACTTGCAAATGACTACAGAATTCAAATCTTGGGAAGAAATGTCAGAGTTGGAACAAGCTCAATGTACATATTGGGACATGTACAAGGATGCTTACGGTGTTCGTCCCCGTGGTGTTGACACTAGTTCTTGGACTGTAGAAACATTCCTCAAAGAGTTTGCTTACTTAGGCCTTGTGATTGAGCGTGAAGAAAAGGCTCGTATTGCGGCAGAGCAAAATGCAGTTTTCTCTTTTGAGAAACGCATCAGTGACCTGATGTTTTCAGGTGCTAAGGATCGTGCAACAGCAATGCGCTGGATCCACGAAGCTGAGGACACTAATGGTGATGATGAATACTTGTGCTATACTTTGGGCTTGCCCTATCAGTACTTTCGTAAGGTAGCATAATTTGACATTAAATGGTCATTGTGCTATAATACTTGTATAGATTGATTAACACACAGGAGATTCTATGTCAACGATTCGCATTCTTTCAGGTTCTTATCGTAAACAAGCAGTAGTCAATACTGAATTTACATTGGTCAAAGGTTATCAGACCGGTGCTAAAGGTGGTTATGTAACTGTTAAAAATGACGGTCAATTCGCAATCAATATCCCTGAGGTTAAGGTTCTTGTTGATAGTATCGAAAACATTCAATTCTTAAATGGAGAAAAAGTGCTAGCAAATACAGTAGAATTTAAAAAAGAAGCAGTTAAAGAAACTGAAACAGAAGCAATGGACCGCATTGCAACACGATTCGAGGTCCTTGATGAAATGTCTCGTGCATGTATCAACGGTGACATTCGTGCTATGATTGTTTCAGGCCCGCCCGGTGTAGGTAAGTCTCATGGTGTTGAGACACAAATGGAAAAGGCAAGCATGTTTGATAAGCTTGCAGGTAAGAAAGTTCGTTTTCAAATTGTCAAAGGTGCAATGACAGCATTGGGTTTGTATGCACAATTGTACAAATATTCTGACAGCAAGAATGTTTTGATTTTTGATGACTGTGACAGTGTTTTTACTGATGACTTGAGTTTGAACATTCTCAAGGCCGCGCTTGACTCAGGTAAGACTCGTAGAATTTGCTGGAATAGTGATTCACGTTTGTTGCGTGAAGAAGGTATCCCTAATACTTTCAACTTCAATGGTAGTGCTATCTTTATCACTAACTTGAAATTCGGCAATCTCAAATCTAAGAAATTGCAAGATCACTTAGAAGCTTTGCAAAGTCGTTGTCACTTTCTTGACTTGACTATTGATGGTGATCGTGATAAAATGTTGCGTATCAAACAAGTGCATCGTGATGCTGATGGTGGTCTGTTCAAAGACTATGATTTTACTGAAGAACAATCTAAGACTGTGATTGACTTCATGTGGGACAATCATACTAAATTGCGTGAAGTGTCCTTGCGTATGTGCTTGAAGATTGCAGACTTAGTTAAGATTAGCCCCAACAACTGGCAGAATCTTGCTAAGACAACTTGTATGAAAGGTTAACCCCTGCAGTGTGCGTAGAGGCAATGTCAATAAGTCCTCTTCGATAAGTTTTTCATTTCGTTTCTTTAGTTAGTCTTTCGGGGAACTTAGGTTCCCCTTTTTTTGCCTATTAATTTGTTTTTTATTTACGATTGTGCTATAATACGAAATGGATTTTAAAACTCTCAATGATATTGCAACATGGATGCTAGGCAACATTCGGTTAAGTAGGTACGATCAACAATTTGTCAATAACCTGACACTTTATATCACTCAACATAATAGAATTACTAGCAATCAGGATTTGCTATTTAAAAAAGTAGCAAGTAAATATAATCGGCAATTTCTACATCATAAAATAGTTGTAGAAGATATATTGAAATTACCTTGGAATGTTAAAGTCGTAGACAGTATTGCCGAATACACCGGTGCATCTATTAAAATTGAAGATAATAAAATTATTTTTAGATCGCCCTATAACAAAAACTTTTTAACTGCACTTAGAAAACAACC